AGTCACAACTCACTTTTGTTTTTATTTAAAGAGTGGACGCAAAGATACAAAAACCCACTCCGCTACAAATTACTCGACTGCTGCATAGCGTTCACTTTCGATCACCGCATCCATCATATCAACTGGTGTCATGACTTCTACAGCAAGCGCCGATTTTAAAATCGATGGTGAAGCTCCTGATACGAGACATGTGCCTCGATCATCCTTTGTTACTGGTTGATCTTTACCATAGGCATTCACATTCCAGAATACAACTTCAGGGAATTTATAACCAGCAGCTTCAAATTTCTTTTTCGCCGCTTCGTAGTTAGTCCCTGTGTTATCACAGGCTTGATCAAATTGCATATCACTCACGATGAAAAGAGTATCAATCATTTCATCTGCATCAATGTTATTAGCTACCGCAGTTGACAGTATAAGATCAAACGCTGCTTGAAGGTTTGTTGAACCCCAATAACCACCTTTCTCATTTAGGTGCGCAACTTTTTCATAGATATTGCTACCTTTGATTGTTACAAGTTCCGCGCTTGAAGAAAATGGCATATAGCAGTCTTTCCAAACACCTTCGTTACGTTCCGCAATATAGATGCTCAATGATAGAGCAACATCAATTGGACTTACTGAGTCGTTACGTCCACCGTAGTAACCTGATGATCCCATTGATCCAGATTGGTCCGCTAGAACCAGTCCATTGAATGGAGTCACGTAGTTTGGCAGGTTATCCCACTGCAACGAGATCGTTTGATCAAATGACTTACCATAAGTCTTACGAATCAAGTCATAAGGGTATAGCGTCGATGTTTGAATCTTAGCGTCACCTTTCTCTACTTTTTCAAGATATTTCTGGTATCGCTGATCTGTTTCGATATCGTGACGACCAAACGCCTTACGATAAATCATTGCTGCACGAGAAGGAATCTTTTCGTAATCAATCTCGCTCCAGTTTCCACTACACATTTCGCGTTCTACAACGTTCAAACGTGCACGGAGTGATGACAATGCTTTACGATAGCTTTTTTCATCTACTTCTAAATCCTTGATGAATTCACGCGCCAATTCACGTGTTGCCGCAGATGATGTGTTTGCCGATGGCATCCACTTCGCTAGCAATGATGGAAACTCTGCTTCAAGATCTTCCTGAAACTGTTCAAGGATCACTTCTTTAGCCAAAGACCAAAGTGAAGTTCCACGTAGTGCAAAATAGTCATCCCAACGTCCATATTCAGGAATCAGGTTAATGTTTCGCGCCAACGCATCTTTGTGAACGTTCGCTAAGTAGTTATAGATCGTGCGAGGAACTTTACGTTCACCCGCTCCACCACGAACATCTCGCGCCCAAAACAAAATTTTCAATGCTTTGGTTGGATCTTCACCATATGCGGCTGAGAACGCATTAATCACTTCCTGATCGCTTCGTGCTCGCATTGATCCAATGCTTCCGAATAAGTCTACACAGTTGTTCAATGACGACTTGTTTGACTTTGCTCCTTTGTGGTTTACAGTTGCATTTGCACGCTTCTGTAGTCCGTCTTTTAGCTTATTAGTGCTCATTTTCTCTCTTGTTGATTTTGCCACAGTTGATGTTGCCGTTACAGTTGTTGATGCTACTGTCGAGAAAGGACAAGATACAATTATTTTTGCCGTCTTTGGCAAAATGCAATGTTGGTGCATTTTCGTGGAATCGAGCCACAAGATTTGTTTGCTGTATGTATCTTAAAAGATCCTCGATGCATTTATTTTTCCTTAATAATGATAGAATAAATGTATGTTTGCTGACCACATCTAAATTTTTAAAAAGTTAGAGATTATCTTCTCTAAACTTATTATACGTCCAAAATGGGATTTGTCAACATCTTTTTTAGGTTTTTTTAATTTTTGAGAGCTGATAGAAATTGTCTATCGCTCATTTTAGTAACAGAGTTCATTAGCGTGTTTAACGATATCAAATGTTGGATGGCTCATTAACTTTTTTGCTGCCGCAAATTTTTCTTTGTTTTGTGACCATATTTTTCCAATTACTGGAAATTCATTGTTGAACTGTTGCTCCATCGCATCTGCTAAGACACGAATCTCCGATTGCGCATGAGAATCTGTGCGCAAACCCAAAAAATGCATAAGGTTATGAAGATCGACATTTACTGTTATTGCTGTCATTAAGTTTAGCGGCAAGATCATTCGCGCTTGCTCTTTCGCTACATTCTCATCTAACATATGAGAGTAAAGTCCATAAGCTTTTCACACAGTTCCTCTATCTCCTCGCTAAAGAAAATGGCTAACTCCTTATAGGCTTCACCTTTCTCGTGGAGTTTGCCGCCTGAACCCTGTTTATTACCTGTCTCATTCTGAATTCTCCATTCATCATAGGTAGGTATATAAAAATCGTCACGCATCTCAGAATATCGTCCGCTTTCTTCATTAAGGCGAAATGTGCGGTGACGCACAAATTGGCGCATGACAAAAATTGGCATTCGAATTTCAAACGTAATGCTTGCTTGTTCGAACGGGGAGGAATGGCGGTTGCTCAGAAGATAGTTCAACAGTCTAGTATCCTGCTTCTCACCCTTTAACGCCGTTGCTCCGTAACTCTGTCGTGCTGCCTTAACTGGAGTCCAATCATCCCCCAATACGTCAACGACCCTACAAAAACCTAAATCGTGATATAGATTCATAATTCTATGCGTTCCTGTTGTTCCTGTTCCTGCTCAAGCTTCTCGCGTTCCTTTTTAAAATGAAGATGGCGTTCCCATGCGCCAATCCCCGCACCGCCCAAAACAATTAGTAACAGCAAAATCTCCATATTTTTATATTACTTCAATTTCGGAGTTATCAAGACGATTTTCGACATATTCGTCAAGTGCGCGGTCATAGTCATCATCAGAATTTCCCAACGACAATGGGTCATCCGAAGAATAACAACCAGCTAATTCATATGGATCGTCACCTTTTTTCAGTCGTTCTAATATGTGTGACAATTCACATTGCGTAAAAATTGTTCGAAATTGCTCCGCGCCAAACAATACCTCTTGAAAAATAGTATATTCCTCAGGAACCGTATATTGATTCAACACTTTTGGGGTGGATAATGTCGTACTCAAGTGTGATATTGACTGTTCATAAACATTAACGCATTCAGTGCCACTATGAATATAATCGGCTGTTTTTCCGTCTTTCAAAACTTGAAAGACATAAGAGGCAGTTATTCATTGGTGACAATTATAAATATCCCAAAAATTTCGCGTTTTGGTATGTTCGATTAAATCATCTAATGTCATAGCGCCAGACTATCATCCTTTTTAAGCTTGTCAAGTAAAAAAGTGTGTAATTATACACATGGATCTCTTACACCGAATTCATATCTGCTCATCTGGCGACCTCGCTGGTTATAAGACGGAAATGCAAAATGCCTACAATAGTGGGCTTTTCGACTTGCAATATGTGGAAAATCATGTTGGCCGTGAATTTAATAGGCGATGTGATGCTTATGGTGCAACTGATAAAATAATTCCACACAGCGGGCATTTTAGACCTTATGATTATGCAGCGTCAATCTCAACAGGGGTTAATGACATTGTATTGATTGGCGGTGACGATATACGACTAATCGATGGTGGTGATATGTTGGCGATTTGATTATGGTAACTTACAAAAAGATTACGGTTGAAGACGTTGAAATGTCTGAAGAGGATATTTTCGAGCAACGAAAGTTCCGTGTCCTTGTTGCAGGGGTGGCGCGAAGTGGAACCTCAATGATGAGCGGAATTGTGGAACGATTGGGTGTTAATTTCTTCTCAACCACCGATACTGAAGAGGAAAAGGAGAAGCGCCGACTAAATGAGCTTAAACGTTTTGGGGAAGACTTTAAGATGAACGAAGATTTTTACGAAGTTGCTAAGGATGTTTGGCGCTATCGACTCAAGTTATGGAGCGAAGATTATTCGGGCCAAAAAATCTTACTTCCAGTTAGTAGAATGCACCCTTCTTATTTTATTAATCCCTGTCGTGTAATTCAAATGTGGAGAGATCCCGAAGAGATTCGACAGTCGCAACAAGCGAGCTATAATGGAGAACAGATAATGACTCCTGAACAGTGTGACTTGAAACGTGCTGAACTGTTGAATCATTTAGTTGGCGCTAAAACTTTCTTCGGTGATCGCAACATTCCATCGTTGGATGTTGAATATAGAGAAATCTTAGTTAATCCAAAAGGTGTAATTGAAGAGATTGCAAAATTTATCAATGCGCCAAATCCAATTGATGAAGCTGTGGCATGGGTGAATCCTGATAAGAACAGATTCAAGAAAGAAGAATTAACGAAAGACATATAATGAGTGACGAAGCAGAACAAGTAGAAGTTGTAAATGATGATGCTGTTTTCTTACCCGAAGGGGTGACAATTGTAGATGATACATTACCGTTGGAGCTACAAATGATGTCAGATGGTAGACCTGTTCTACAAGAGATGCTGGCTAAGAGAACAGAAACCACGAAGACCTTTTATAATTGGAGTACAGGAACTCGGCGCTTAATTTCCGCCAACCGTCCCATACATTACATTAAGGATCAGTATTGGGTCGATATTACAGGCGAGATTCAAGATGCTACTGTGCCATATGTAGAGACTCCTACCTATTTTGTAAAGCTACATGAGAATAAGGTTGCTGTTACAGACAGAAATAAAACAACATCAATTGATATACCCGTTGAAGGGGATCGAAGCTATGAATGTAATATGGTAGCATACGAAGAAGTTGTTTTTTCATTTGAGCCGTATAGCATATCAGTTGTCACGGCCCGAAAAGAAATCGTTGAACACTTCGGTTCATATATCGCTCATGACGCTGAAGGTAATATGGTGGAGGACGACAAAGCTATACATATTGATAACGAAACTCGTGTTCGCACAGAAAAAGAAATCGTTGCTCCAGTAGTTTATCAAGCTAGCTTTAATTTCTAATGCCCTCCCCTTCGTTTACAATTAATACCGCTAAAGCGGACGCATTGGGTTATGTAAGTGCTAGCTATGCTAGCAAGAGTGCTTATACAGGTAATCCAGCTTCCCCTAATACTATAGCTATTTATCCATCAACTCTGACAACAGTAAACCCTGTCATACTTACTTGTGGTAATTCACACACTACGGGAGGAAACTTTTATGCTCGTCGCACCTATATGTTGTTAGACGTGACGGGTATTAACAAAGGAGATACTATTAATAGTGCAACACTTAATTGTGATTTACAAGCACAGAATTATTGGGCTGGTGCAACAACAAAATCTGTTGGGGCGTTTATGTGGATAGCGGGAAGTGCTTCGCCATCTGCGTCACAATCTGTTACTCCTAATACTGGTGCTGCCGCGCCAACAGCAAATCAATTCTTAACTTCCAACACATCTAAATGGAAATCTGTATGGACAGGGTTAACTTTAACAACTACTAGTGCCGATGCCACTCATAGTTGGGATTATACCTCTCACGTGCAAAATTTAGTTGATAGTTATTATTTTAATCCTCAAAAAATATTAGTTAGATTCACTGCTAATAATGTGACTTATACTCAAGCTTCATCAGGAACCTTTTTGAAAACATCAATGGATAGAGGCGGGAACAATACATATCTTGCTGTAGATTATACTGCTGCTCCACCAGCGGGATCAGATTTTGTGCCCCAAATCATCTTTTCTTAGGTGTAATTAGGGGTATATGTCAAAGAAACGTTTCGAGACTGGTGTTCTTTTAGGACACATAGAACTGACGGAGAAACAACAAGAGTTTCATAAAATCATGACGAACTACAACACGCGTGTAGTTTTTCTATCTGGACCAGCAGGGTCATCCAAATCATTCCTGTCCGTATATTCGGCACTAGATTTGTATAATAAAGACAAGCGGCGAACTATCACCTACTTGCGCACGGTGATAGAATCAGCAAGTAAAGGAATTGGTTTTTTAAAAGGGGATATGGATCAAAAACTATCACCTTATCTTCGACCATTAGAAGAAAAAATCTGTGACCTCCTTAATGAACAGGAGAAAGATATGATGAAGCGCCAAAATGTGTTATCAGGAGAGCCTGTGAATTTCGTGCGGGGTCAAGACTGGAAGCATAAAGTAGTAATTGCCGATGAGATGCAAAATGCCACCATCAAAGAGCTACTGACTGTGATGACACGTATCAACGATAATACAAAGTTATATATATGCGGGGATAAGAGGCAAAGCGATATTAATAACAGTGGTTTTGAGCAGTTGTTTGATTTATTCAATGATGAAGTTTCCAGAGAGCAAGGGATACACTGTTGCGAGTTCGATCATGATGATATCATGCGTGATCCCGTAGTAAGTTATGTCATTAAAAAGATAGATTCATTGAGAAATTAGGAGTAAGTTAGTATAATATTAGTGTAACACGGTTAAAGACTAGACATGACTTATAAATTTTGTCCACATTGCGCGGCGAAGAACTTCTTCGAAATCGAGCCTAAATTTTGCTGTTCGTGCGGTGAGCCTTTGAATGCGGCAGTAGTTGCATCGAGCGGAGCACCTAGCATGGACGATTCAACGTCTCCAGTTGATTCTGGCGGATTTCGTAAACCAGCTAAACTGGACGTTGATATCGACATACCAGAAGAAAGTTGGGAAAAATTCGGTGAAAATATCGGCACCGCGCCAGACGAAAATTATCAAAGGGATTCGCGACCTGAATTTAGAAAGGACGTTCCCATCAGACAAGTACTTCTAGAAGACCGTCAACTCAAAAAAGGCACTATTGGCGGAGATGACTAACTAGATGGAAACTTACGAAGATAAACAACACGAAATCGATGAACTACTAGTCAAGATGCGCGGAAAATGGCAACTTGATAGTATCCAATGGATGGGCTATGATGATGTCTGCCAACATATCCGCAGGCACATCTGGCAGAAATGGGATCTATGGGACCAGAAGCGTGCGTTCAAGCCATGGTGCCGCACGGTAATTTCGCACCAAATTAGTAACCTAATACGAAACAATTATAGAAGTTTTGCGCGGCCCTGTCTCAACTGTGAGCATAATATGGGCGCTGACGCATGTGGTCTAACAAAATCTAAAGTTCAAGACTCCACATGTAATGAATACGCTAAATGGAAAAAGAAGCGTTCTCATGTATATAATCTGAAACTACCTGTCCCTATTGAGGATAAGATGCTTTCGGAAACTGTTGAATTGCATGATGAAATGGACTTTGAGGCTAGTTCTGATAACCTACATGGTTTGGTTATGATGCAACTAACTGAACGACAACAACAAGTTTACAGACTTCTATACATTGATCAATTAGATGATGCAGAGGTGGCGAAGAAAATGGGGTTCACTGCCGATGGTAGTAAAAATGTAAGATATAAACAGCTTACCAACCTAAAGAAAAAGTTCGTCGCTATTGCTAAAATTGTAATGGAAAACAATGACATTATCGAGTGAACAAATAGAACGAGCACTGGAACTGTTCGACAGTGGAATTACCAACCTTAATGAAATAACCCAAACAGTCTTCGACAATCCAGAATTGGATGGAAGACACAGAGAGGGTCGTGCTATTCGTGCTGCACTGGTAGATCAGGGCCGCGAATATGGCACCACTCGTAGTGAAGCAGAAATTCCCGCTGAATTGGATGCCGAAGCACTTCACTTTTTAAATAACTCAGATAGAATAGTGGGCATGAATCCTTTGGAGATTGCCCGTATGATTTTTAATGATGACACAATTCAAAGTCTATCTTCCCATCACAGAATCGTCCTCAACCACCTCCAACAGCATCGTGCCGATGTTATGGATAATACCGAAGCGCCAGCAGTCGGCAACTGGTATAATCCAAAGTCATTGTCTACTACGCTTAAACGTATTAACAAATGGGCGCACGCAGAATTAGGTGATACTGTAGACGAATTAACAGCAAGACACCTCAAATGCGTAGAGTCACTGTTTCGCTATCTACAAGCGTTCAAATTAGAATCGACGCTAAACAGCTTTCAAGATCAATCCGACCGTGATCTATTCGAGTCTGAATTTATCCGTGCAACGTGGGATAAACCAGATTTAACCAATGACGAGTTGAACTTGTATATGACCGTGTGCTCGAACTATGTTCGAATCAAACATATACAGGCTCGAATATCATCCCTCAACACGCTTTTGCAGGAGCAACAGGCAAACGCTGATGAAGAGGCTAGAGGACTTACTATTCAACTAACTGAGCGCCTTAAGGGAACCAGTGATGAACTGAACCAGACAGAGAAACGAATAGAGTCGTTAATCCAGAAACTAAATGGTGATCGGGCCAAAAGAAAAGAAAAACAAATGGAGAATAATGCCTCATTTCTCTATATTGTAGAAGAGTTTCAGCGCAAAGAATCTCGTGATAGATATTTGAAGATTGCGAGGCTACAAAATGCTGCTGTTAAAAAGGAAACTGAGAGGCTTGAATCTGTGGCAGACATCAAGGCGCGAGTTTTCGGAATTGCACCAGAAGAATTGTTATGATCTTAACTTGTAAGGAATGTTATCGAGAATTTAAATCAAAGAGAGCTTTACATATCCACCTGAAAACACATGGTGGTAAGGCAAAGTATTATCATAAGTTTTATCCGCGCCACGATAGACGGAGCGGCGAAGTTATTCCTTATAAAGACTACGACCAATACTTCTCTACTTTTTTTAAATCTCAAGCGAGTAGAGAAGAGTTCTATAGAACAGCGTCACAGAGTGATGTGCATGACGCAATCGTTGACGAATGGAATATCAACTTGAAGACAAAGGATTTGACGGTTCTACCAACAGAGACGTTTTTTATGCTTACCAACCTTTGTTCGATCTACGATATCCGTCAAAGTTTTGGTTCAACGCAACAGTTCTGTAAAGAGCTTCGACTAGAACAACTGTATGACGCTCATATGCCAGCAGATTTCTGGAACACTCCAGCCGACGAATTAGAAATGGAGGTGCTGGTTGATACTCGTGAGCAACAGCCGTTCAAGTATACCAATGCACAAGTTCAAAAACTGTCAATTGGTGACTATATGACGGCAGGCAAATATTTTTCAAAAGTAGCTGTTGATAGGAAGTCAACAGAAGATTTTAAAGGAAGCTTCGGTTCACAAATTGATCGTATCAGGGACAACCTACAATTAGCAGAAGATATGGGATACCGTATCTACTTCGTGGTTGAAGGAACACCTGATCAAATGGAAAAGGAAGCTAAAAGAAATAAGTGGGACCGAACACGTTGGGGATACATCTATAAAAATGTGCGTGATGTATTAGTAGACTACCCAACAACACAAATCATTTTTTGTAATAACCGCAACGAGGCACAGAAAGTCACTCGCAAGATACTCTATTATGGAGAGCGACTGTGGCGCGTTGATTTACAGTATTTTTTAAATGTGGGAAAAAGGAGTTCAAGAGTATAGGTTTGATTTCAGCGCCGAACAAGTTAATAATGAAATTGAAGCGATTGAAGGGTTCATTCCAGAGGATGAAGCGCAAATATTGGTGTACAGATTTCTTAGAGCTAATATTGGTTTCGCTAGTGAGCTTCTTCTCGGCGTAAAGCTGTTTCCATTCCAGCACATACTAATTAAAAGTATGATGCTCGGTGACTTCTCTATGTTTGTGTTGTCACGTGGTATGTCTAAGACATTCTCCGCAGCTATCTACGTGATGCTGCAACTGCTATTCAAGCAGGGTGTCAAGGTTGGCGTATTGAGTAGTGGTTTCCGACAGGCTAAGATGATCATGGGTAAAGCCTACGATGTATTGAAAAAACCCGCCGCTAAGATCGTGCGCCCACTATTTGGTAATGGTAAAACTATTATTCAAAAAGGAACGGATCAATGGACGTTAACCTGTGGTGCGTCCGAAGCTATTGCACTGCCACTGGCAGACGGAAGTAGGTTACGTGGTTTCCGTTTTCAAATTCTGTTGCTAGATGAGTTTCTAAACATCTCAAAGAATATCTTTCAGGAGGTTATCTTGCCCTTCATTGGTGTTGTGGATAATCCTACTGTGCGTGCTGATATGCGCGAAGCAGAAAACAAACTCATCGAGCAAGGTGTGATGGTAGAAGAAGACCGTTATAAATGGCCTTCAAACAAACTCATCCTTCTATCATCGCCCTCATATACATTTGAATATATGTATGAGGTTTATTGTCTATATCGAGACAGGATTTTAGGAGTGCACCATGAGGTGCATCATGACGATGCAGACCTTGCAGATCAATCAGATTACTCTATCATTGTGCAACTTGCGTATGATATGGCACCACCTGACCTATACGATAAGAAGCAGCTTTCACAGCACAAACAGACAATGAGTGAAGCCGTTTTCGCAAAAGAATATGGTGGACAGTTTATCAGTGAAAGCGACAGCTACTTTAAGCTATCGAAGATGATGCAGTGTATCATTCCAGATGGTGAACAGCCAACCACACGAATCGTCGGTGATCAGGATAAGAAGTATAGTTTCGCCATTGACCCATCATGGTCACAAGACAGTGCTAGTGATGATTTTGCAATTACAGGTTTTGAGCTAAACGAAGAAACTCAAAAAGACGCTGTGGTTCATGCATATGGTATAGCTGGTCAACCAACAAAGAATCATATTCAATATCTATTATACTTGTTAAAGAATTTTAACACCGAATTTTTGGCGCTTGACTATGCTGGTGGACTTCAATTCGTGCAAACGTGCAACGAGTCTGAGTTGTTTAAGGAGGCTGGTATTGAACTGTTTATCGTAAACGATGAGATGGAGAGCGACTTTATGAAGCCCGAAAAATACAATGATGATCTTCGATGCTTCAAGAAACAATTACAGCGCCGAACAGATAAAAAGATTCCGTGCTATCTCCGTAATTTCAGTAGCACATGGATTCGTGAAGCAAATGAGTATCTACAAGCTCAAATCGATCATAAGCGTATCTACTTCGGATCTGCTGGTGCATCTGTTGAATCCTCTTTCGAAGAACAAACGAAAGCTAATATTGGAGTCCGCAAGTTGAAGTATACCATCTATCAGAACGAAGATAGGGAAACAACAAAATTCTTGAACGAGGGTATGAATAAAATGACTTCTGTATCAAACAAGATGGTGGAATTCTTAGACCACCAAACATTTATGCTGGAGTTGACTAGACAAGAAGCGGCGAACGTTGAGATTAAAACGTCTCCACAAGGGAACCAGACGTTCCAGTTGCCACAGCATATGCAGCGCCAAACTGGACCTAATCGCCCACGTAAGGATAACTACTCAACGTTGGTGTTGGGAAATTGGGCGAACAGAATGTATCATGAAGCTATAGCAGCAGAAGATAAAAAGGTTGCTGCTGCTACATTTACTCCAATGGCGTTTTAGCAACAGGATATACCTTGTATTCTTTACCCTCTTGCTTAGAAATACTCGCGGCAAACTCTTTTACCTCTTGTTCTGTTCCGTAATGAACTTCTGTAAAATATATATAAACACAAAGACCTTCTGAATTGTCGTCACTCCACTTTCGAGCAATGATGTAATGGATTTTCATGCTATAATGGATTTAGATCATCATCAAATTCTTCAAATGATTCGTCAAGTCGTGATATCTTCTTAGAGAATTCTGGCTTGAACATCATCCACCAATTCTGTGGTGTTAGAGCTTGATGTAGCAACTTGTATCGTTTTGTCTTTTTGCATTTTCCGTAAAGTCGATAATAGTGAGGGAACCGAAGCTTTTCATTTCGTTGACAAGCAACCATGAAGAACTTTGAATACCTCCACTTCCAGAGTAGCGTGATCATTACTTTATTAACACCAATAATGCCGCAGCATACTTTTTAATTTGGTATTTTGTAGGAGAATCACTGAGGTTAGAAAGAATATCTTCAACCTTCACGTATAAAGCTAATCCACCGTGGCTTTTGATACGATAGATGAAATCTGGATATTTTTCAGTATAACCCTGTGTTAAAACAACGACTTCATCTACAAGGTGCTGTGGGATTCCACGTTTAACCAATTTTTCGGCGCTCCAATCTTCACAGTCCTCAAGGACATCATGTAACCATGCTACCACTTGAGCTTCTTCGCCGTGACATCTACGTGCCACTGTAGCAGGATGGGTGATATATGGAGTATAGCCATTGCGTCGAGTTTGACCCAAATGAGCTTCGTGTGCAATATCCTGTGCTAATTTTACAATATTCATTTTAATATGCTCCCCACAAGGATTCAGGTGATTCCATTGGTCGTGCGATTGAGCCTGACATTTCGTTGACCTTCAACATAATCGCGGCTTTTTCATCAGCATTACAATATGGCATAAAGTCGTAAGCCCATACAACAGTGGCTAACCAACGAAGTTGATGGGTTGCAACAACCATTCGTTGCTCATCTCCGTTAAAATCAATATAATTAATTACTGTTGAATTTTTCATGTGCAACAAAGATGAAGCAAGGCATGGGAGGATCGAACTCCCTTTTTCGGACTGAAAACCCGATGTCCTAACCAACAATTAGACGAATGCCTCATTTTAAGATCCCCGTGTCGGGATCGAACCGACCAGAATTCCTCTTTACAAGAGAGGTGCCTTCGCCTTCTCAGCCTACGGGGAATATGAACCGAATCGCACGGTTCTCATGAACTATTTTATTTGTCCCTATACGCTTCTTCGCTCATGTCGCACGTTCCACGGTCTTACAAGGTAAGTTGCCCTCATTTTGTTTATCCTTTCGGATGAATAGGTTTCAGCGGCAATCTAATTTCCGTCACCCATCTAAAAATAATTATACACGCTCTCTGAGGATTGTCAAGAAGGATCTTCTAAATGATGATGTTCAGCATGACAATTAGCGCATAAAAGATCACATTTTTTACTTTCTTCAAAAACTACCGCCCACTTCTTACTGGCTAAATTTTTATGGCGAAGTCCGAACTTCTTTTTGGACGGATCTTTATGGTGAAAGTGTAGAGCGGCAATACATTTGTCATACCCGCATTCTTGACACCTTCCACCGTGCATTGCGACAAGCAGACGTTTTCGTTCTCTCGCTCGCTCTCGCGCATTATATTTTACGCAACAAGAGCTTGAACAATATAGACCATCTCTATCAATAATCTCATTACCGCAATTTTTACATTCTTTCATAGATAAAGTGTTCTAGTTTCTTACAATAATGGTTATGAAGCGATGTCATAATTGTAATAAGAAACTAGCAGGTCGTCAAGAAAAATGGTGCTCTCGTAAATGTCAGAGTGATAATGCTAATATAAGAAATCAAAACTATCAAAAACAACAAGAGAGGGCGCAAGAGCGTAAAGCTAAAATCTTAGAGTTAAAGGGTGATTGCTGTCAGAATTGTGGTTATTATCGTGCCACTGCCGCTCTTACATTTCATCATCGTGACCCTTCACAAAAATTATTTCCTTTGGATGCGAGGAATTTATCAAATCGAAAATGGAGCAACATAATAAAAGAATTAGAAAAGTGTGACCTCTTGTGTTTTAATTGTCACATGGAAGAACATCACGGGATAGATAGGATAGGCAAGAATTGAACTTGCAACCCCCTGATTATGAGTCAGATGCTCTACCATTGAGCTACTATCCCTTATCTACCCGTGCTTAAAAAGGTAGATCCAATAAATCACGATACCCACAGCGATGATTAGTGATACGGCAACTACTGAACCTACTGTTGCTGCGATACCTGTTAAAAAACCTTGCCAGAATTCACTCATATTTTTAAAGCATCCCTATCAGGACTTGAACCCGAACCGAAAGAACCAAAATCTTTTGTGCTGCCAATTACACCATAGGGAATTAGAAAAGGTTCCCCGACGAGATTCGAACTCGCCCCGTTTGCGTCACAAGCAAAAATGCTAAAACCACTACACCACGGAGAACATAAAATAACTGAGATTAGTTACTATGTCGCTGTCGTTGTATTCGTAGTGTTATGCTCATTGATCTAATTAATTATACACGACTTCATGCAAAAGTCAAGATTAAAATTGTTATAAGAAGAATTATACTCACTACTGCAAACACAATAGATGATGACTCTTCTAGTGTTGGGAATTCTCCCACCATCTTTTTTTTCTTCGGGCGTTAGCTCAAAATCTTCTTCTTCATTCATGGAATTGCAAAATTAGCACATGTTCAGAACTTGTCAAGAAGAAACTTACGGACGGGACTCGAACCCGCATCGACGGAGATTTGCAATCTCCCGTATCGCCCCTCTACCACCGCAAGTATATTGAGTATACCTTACTCTTCTAATTCGTCAAGTTGTTTTTTCTTAAAAAAGGAAAATCTATCAGCAACGATCTTTTCAAAATCTGTCGCTGTAGAATATTTAGCGCCAGAATCATGATCAACTATGCGATTGTCAGCATAGTTGTAAGTTCTTATTGTTCTGTTTCCGTCTCGTTCTTGCCGAGAAGTTTGCGTCAAAACGCTTTTCGTTTCTCCTTGTTCGCTTTCCGCTTCTCTTTCCACTTCTGCCAGTTTTCGCCACCAGCTAACAATTTTTGGGGCGAGTTTGTTGAAAGCTCGTTTACGGTTTTCGAGTTTGGATCTAGTTTCGCGACACTCGGAACTGAAGCCACTTTCTTCGTGGGTAATTGTAAGGCCGGTATTCGTTTTATTTTGGTGTTGTCCACCTTTACCACCTGCTCTGAATTCCTCCACTCGGAAGTCTTTGCGTCACGCGATTCACTGAGGATTGCCGCATGACGACGTAGATCTTGATCTGTTATTATGATTGGTTTTGTCGTCCATGTTTCTTCTGTTGGTTGTTCTTTCGCCACGACTGCTGGTGCCGAAGGATACTGAGTTTTTCCGTCAGCTAATATTATAGCGCCAAACGCAAAAAAAGTTGCAATAAATATGATATATTTCATTCTTGAATAATTAGTTGGTCGTAATTAGCAATGACTAAATTATACAATTTATTCATGTTGCTTGTACTTAAATTTACACATCCTTTAGAACCATCACCATAATCTTTATGCACCAAAATTCCGCGCTTCCAACCTTGATACCATCCACTTGTTATGTCGGGGTTGTTAATGTCCGCTGGTGGAGGACCAGTTAGCCGCAATACTAGTCCATATCTATGACGTGGTTGTTTAACAAACAGAAATTTACCTGTTGGTGTTTGGTTTGACTCTAAAACATAACCAATTCCCTTTTCTGAACCTTCTGCCCAAAATGTAACCGTCTTATCTTCTAAAACAACTTTACAAGTCTGATCAGATAGGTCCACAATAATCTCGCAAGGTGGACGGTGCCATTTTGCAACAGTTACTATCTCTGGTTCAACAGGATATTGTGTTTTTTGTGCATCAACAATCGTGCAGCAACATAACGCAAAAAGTGTAATTAGCAGTTTCATACCACTAATTACACTTTTAAAAGTATTGCGGGTGGGAGTCGAACCCACACAACGTCAGGGCTTAAACCTGATGGCTTTGCCGTTTGCCTACCGCAACTTTGAAATAGCGCCCGTGACAGGACTCGAACCTGCTGCAATCTGAGTAGAAATCAGATACCACTCCAATGTGATCTCACGGGTATTCTTCAAATTCTTTTTCAATATTTAGAAATCTTAATGCATATTTAGCGACGTGCATTAAAACATCTGTGTCTTCATATTCAGTAAATCGATCTCCTATAGTCTCGATATGCCAACCTTCTGGACCCTCTATAAAAAAACAAAGCGTATAACAAGATTCCTTTCCGTTCTCTTCTCGACGCATCCATGAAACAATTTCGGGCGACCTGTCTGATGCTATGATATGTTAGTTGGAATCTGGTACGCTCGGTCGTCTGAATTCAATATTATTAATTCTCATTTTTTCTTCTTTTTATGCCAACGGAATATACGCGCCAAATTTATTGTTACTCCACCTCCACCTTTACCGCGATATTCTTCATCGCGCTCTGCATCCCGTTGGTCTAGTTCATGGAATACGCGTTGACTCCATGGAATATAAGATGCTTTCTTTTTTCGGCGCTTCATTTATTCCATTTGTTTTTGCGACGATAGCTTCCCTTTCCCTTTTTGGGACGATGGGTTTGCGGAGGAGGAGGTAAATGTCTCCTTTGTTTTATTTTTTTTGGTCGGATTGTAAAGCTTTTCATGTTCCTTTTATTGTCAGAAAAAATACCCTTTTTTTCTGATATGTCAAGTGAAAATATCAACGGTCGGATTTGAACCGACACCTCAAGTTTGGAAGACTCACGTGCTGCCAATTACACTACGCTGACATTACTTTAATATTTGTTCCCTGAACTGCCATTTCTGACACGATACAGGTGATATGTTTTTGCTCCATAACCCATATGAACACCGTGGATATCATACTTCTTATAGACCAACATTTCGTTCTTGCTACTTGCCTCGCTCACAGCAAATTCTACATGCTCATGAACATAAGGTAGTGCCTCTACAAAATTCTTCAAGCCACAGCCTAAACCAGCGGCATGAGTTTCTTTAATTAACCATCTTAGATAATCTAAGTTATATGGTTTACCATTTACTTTTTTTAATCCGTAACCGTAAATTCCAGAATCTACGTTATCCCAATCAATTGCATGATATCCTTTTTTCTTTACCATTGCAATACGTTTTCGCATTACAGTAAGATTTTCAGGATGTCTCCAATCAATATATTTCTCACCTTTCCATTTACCTAATGCTTTACTTCCACGAAGATTAAAGTTTTTAGCGTCTGGTCGCCAGCTTTCATAGTGTGCTGACAAATATGCGATTGAGTATTCTCCCTTTGGGGAAAAACCAAATCCGTCAGTGATTACGTGAGTCTGTCCGTGGTTACGGTATTTACCGTTATATACAACTTGCCATTTCTTATTAGCGCCAACTTTTTTCGGCGCTTCACCTTCCTCCACAGCAATAGTATCAAGTGGAGGAATCGAAGGAATGTCTATATGTTCATCTTTGACAGAACCACCCTTTTTAAATAGTTTGGCTAGTCCTTTAAACATAATTATTATTTATTACAGTTTTTGCAATCTTTATTTCCGCATTTCGGGCACTTGCAATCTTCACCGTCACAGAAGCAAACGAGTCCGCATCTGCATGGGTCACATGTGCATTTTGGATTCAGGCATGTGCCTGTCGCCACTAGACCGAAATGTAAGGCCGCTACTGCGCTTAATGTTATGAGTATGATTTTCTTCTTCATACTACATATTACACAAAATTAGTCCTTCTGGCTAGATTTGAACTAGCGACCTCTCGGTTATCAACCGAGTGCTCTGAACCACTGAGCTACAGAAGGTTAAGCAGAAGGGGTGGGATTCGAACCCACGGCGCTGTTTTACGAGACACTCTAGTTTTCAAGACTAGCGCAATAAACCTGACTCTGCCACCCTTCCTTATTGTAATACGGGAAGTAGGACTCGAACCTACAACCTCTGGTATGTAACACCCTTGCTCTTCCAATTGAGCTATTCCCGCTTATATATAAACTATTACAGATTTTAAAAAACACGGTAGGAAGGATTCGAACCCTCAACAAACGATTTGGAATCGCACGTGTTGCCAATTACACCACTGCCGTTTATTTTAACCTGTTATATTTTAAACGTTTTTGATTCCCATTTCCTTTATTTAGCGCCTTATATGTTGGTGTTAAACTGTGACAATTGGGACATATTAAATCTAAATTTTCAGGTTTGTTATTTTCTGAATTACCGTCTAAATGCTCTACTTCTAATATTGGTTTTCCTGTTACGGGGTTTGGAGTATTCCACCCACAACGAGAACATTGGTTATCATGTATTTCCCAAAGGTAGCGTCGAACATAGTTGGATACTTTAAATCCATTAGCATAAGTTCCTGTCTCTTTACCTTCAAACCATCGTTTAATATATAAAGTATATTCATAGTCTTTTTGACATTGAACGCTACAATACTTTTGGTTTTTTGTTTTAGTATTACATTTAAGGCATTCCATAATAAAAGTCAGGGATGGGGGTAACGATCCCCCTTCTTTGGATTAAAAGTCCAATGCTTCACCATTAAAGCTTATCCCCATTGGTGCGAGTATTGTGGACCTGCCCCACGTGCGGATATCTCCAACTGACCATCAGAATGCAGGAATCGAACCTGCTTACACTCTATAATACTCGCTTAAATTTGGTAGGACGAGAGGGATTCGAACCCTCAAAACTTCTGATCCTAAGTCAGACGACTTTGCCGTTTGCCCACCGTCCCATGGCACGATGGACGGGATTCGAACCCGCAACCTCCAGATCGACAATCTAGTGCACTAGCCTATTGTGCTACCACCGTTTTTAAATTTTTCTTCTTTGTTTTTCTTTCTTCTTTTTTCGCTTTCTCAAACGATTCTCTTGCTGTCTCAGCAAGCCGTTTCATAAATGTTTTGTTATCAATTTTCATATTGTTCAAAAGTTCTAAGGGCGGGGTTCGAACCCGCAGTTCACTTAAACCCGAAGTGCGTTTTACCTATCGATCATATGGCATCCCGCCATATCCAGTGAGTCTTTAGTTCACCCGCTATCCTCTCCAAACTACCTCAGAATGTTAATTTTCTTCTGCGTGTATTTCACGGTGACAGTTGGCACAAACTAATTGACATTTATCTACTTCTTTTTTCAATTTGTCAAGCGATTTTGTATGCCCATTTGCAGAAATACCAAAATCTTTTTCATTGGGGTTTTTGTGGTGGAAGTCTAAAGCTTCGATACATTTATTGTAACCGCACTTTTCACATTTTCCTCCTTTATATTCTACTAATAAACGTTTTACTTTTTTACGTCTACGTTGAACCGCTTCTGACCCGCACTTTTTACAACGAAGTCGTTCCCATTTAGTTCCTTCGTTTTCTAATCTATGTTCAGTTTCTCCGTGTTTATTGCATTTTTTAATTACTATTTTTGGCATAACATTTAATGTTACACCAATTTAAAAAGCACTGGAAGTAGGATTCGAACCTACGATGGGATTACTCCGACAGATTAACAATCTGTTGCCTGCTACCACTCGGCTACTCCAGTTTGGTCTAGATACATTATTCTATAACGTTTTACCCTTAAACTATACCCTCATAAGCGAGGGCAACAGGACTCGAACCTGTATCTTTTCATTGACAGTGAAATAAGAAATAGTTGCTGTTAGTATCTAAAAGTTGTTATTAAAATGTCTAGATTCAGTATTAATAATTTTTCGCGTGCTATCCGCTACACTACCCTCATCTGTGAGGGGCAGGATTCGAACCTGCGCTACGAGCTTCCAATGCTATTTATTAAATGTTGTGTTTGCTGTATGAATCTGTTAAAAGGGCAAGATACCATTCTAGTTTTGCTTTTTAGCTACTTCCCCTTAGGTGGGGAAGGTTGGACTCGAACCAACAATCAATGATTTTCAGTCATTTGCTTTTCCTATATAATAGAATAAATTTTGCTGTGGATATCTTTAAAGTTTGTTACAAGGTGCTATTGTTGAGTATTTGAAACTCATTAGTTTTCAAGACTAATTTTCCGTTGTTTGCTGTAAACACCTTTTCTAAAATTGGTTAGGAAGGCGAGATTTGAACTCGCAACCTGATCGACCCAAACGACCCGCGCTACCAAATTGCGCTACTCCCTATCATGGTTGGAATGAAGTATTCTGTGACAGTTAGCGCACAATACTGTGCATTTTTTAGCTTCTTTTAAGACGGTTTCAAATGAGAAACCTCTATTCATTACATTGCCAATAGAGAAGTCTTTGTCGTTATTATGATGATGAAAATCTAATGCTCTCCAATCATCAAAACCGCACTGTTCACATTTTAATGTTTTCTTCCAATCGTAAAATTTCTGTTGTTGTAATTGTTTATATTCGTTTTTTTGTTTCAAGTAACAAGTGTTGCACACATGGCGATAATAAGTTACTTCTTTAATAACTCCCGCTTTAGGAAAATCAGTAAACATGTTTCCACGGAAACCGCATGTTTTACAAACTCTTGTTGCGTATATCATAAATTGGTAACAGTTGTCGGTATAATTATTTTCTAGACACATGCTACCGTCCAACTGTCGAAGTTTGTTGCTGTTAGTGTCTACCACTTTCGTGGAAAAAGGTCAAGATACTTTTACTGTTTAAATGCTGGAATTGAACCAGCTTCGTTAGTTTCGTAGACTAATGCTCAACCAATGAGCTAATTTAACTGTTTAAGTTGTTTGCTATTCGTATCTTTAAAATGTCTAGATGCTGTCCCTGCTTTTCTGGCACGGGCAATTTAAGTAATGGTGAAAAATAAATGTGCTGTTGGCATCTTAAAATGTTCTGTTACTCGCGTGAGTACAGTTGTTACCATTTG